CAGCAGGTGAGAGATAACCGTAGTTATTCTTGTTTAGCACAGACAGAACAGATTGTCTGACTGAGTTAATCATTGCCTCGTTTTAGGCAAAGATACGGAATTAAAAAGCAGAGGGCTTTTGGCTTAGGCCCACACAAACATCGCCCTGCTAAAGCCGTCAATAGGAAATCTAAAGTTTACGGTGGCAACAGATTGCTGACCCCTAAGCACAGAAGTCCATGCCTCAACTAGAGCTTGCACGTTATCCTCATCAGCAGTGCCTGCACCTGAACCCGTCTCTGTAAGCACATAAGCAGGTGCATCATTAGTACCTGCCCTATTCAGCAATACCGGGTATGTCACAATAGTGATTTGTGCTGCCCCTGTTCTCGTTATCTCCTTGATAGAATCAACGGGGATGTAGAGGTCAGGGTCACGCCCACTCTGTATTCTAATTAGCCCGTTCATGCTACAAAGATAGCCAAAAAAAAGAGGGGCTATTGCCCCTCTCTTTCTGTAATAGGATAGTCTTACTGACCTGTGATTTGGTATCCGTTCTCCGACAAGTCCCTTACACTGTCTGTATAAGGTGCTGCCTGAAAATCAATCATCTGCGCCATCAAATCAGCGGCTGCTTCGTTTGCGTCTGCTGCAGTAGTAAGTGAGATATTCCAACCCTGAGCACCCTGTTCTGCTTGAGCGTATATGACATTCACTCTAGAAGCAGAGATTACTTTGACGCTAATAACTTGGCTTGCACGAAGAAAAAATCTACGACCTGATGGTGCGGTAAACTTGAGGTATTTTTCGTTTGTAAACATGGCTTAGTCTAAATCAATGCTTGTAATGACACCAAGGTCTTGACGAATAGTTCCATTAAGACCTGCCTTAACCTCCGTTAAAGCCTTTCCACTCTGTACTGCATCAAGGATAAAATCAACAATCGAATTGGCAAAATTAACGTAGTCGTCAACGTCATATCCTGCTCCTCCGCCCGACGTAAATGGTGTAGTGCCATCCGGCCCAACTACAGAAATGGCTAATTGGTTATCAGCCACATCTCCAATCAAGTATACAATGTTGACTGCAACATACGTTGAAGAAAAGACGTTATTTCTCAGTCCGCTGATAGCTACAATCTGCTCGGTTTGACCGGACGTGCTAGTCAACCCCGTGAACTTGATGTATTTGTAATCGCTCATATTCTTGTAATTAAACGATAAAGATAGCTGTTACGGCATAAGGTGGCGCGGGGGCATCTTCAACTTCTCTCCAATTGCCCGCCAAAATCCGCTCCATCTCTCCGACAAACCAATTCTGAAAGGCGTAAGCATTAGGAGCAGCGTCGTGACTGATTCTCAGTCTCAAATCTTCATTGCCTATAATAGGTCTAAAGATGATTGTCATCTGAGTAGTCGAGGCCGTTGAATCTTCAAAGCCCAAAATCTGAGTCACGTCAATTGGAAATTTTTGCCCTGAAGCTCCGTTTGTAAGGGTAAGATACTTTTTCATGACTTAGACGATTGATGTTACTGTATAAGGCGGTGTAGGCTCGGCAGTAACATGCCTCCAATCTGATGCAAGAATGGCTTCCATCTGCTCAACAAACCACACTCTAAAAGCTGTAGGGCTTGGTGCGGTATCGTGAGTGATATCGTACTCTGCAGGCGAATCTGCGCTAGGTGGTTTATACTTAATAGTAAGCACCGTAGTTGTTGAGTTGAATCCTGCAATTTGGTTCAGGGGAATCAGATGCTTTTGACCCGTCGTAGTGTCTGTGATGGTGATAAACTTTTCCATGACCCTTAGTTTACAACTACGTTGGTTACTGTGACAGGAAAGTCCGTGGCCGCTATCTCAAGGTAAGGCTCGGTGTACTTCTGCTGTTGAGCTTTCATAATGAGGTCGGCGACGAAATTGCACATCTCGATATTTTTCGCTTCCGTAGCGTTCTCATGTGTAATAGCAATGTTGTCTCCGCTAAGGTGAGAAGAAAAACACTTTAGCTCCACAAGTGTGTAGTTCGGCCCTGTGCCATCCCTTGCAATTCGTGCTACATTGTAAACAGGCACAATCGACTCAGTGTTAAAGCCTACCGTAAGTCCGGTGATTTTGAGGTACTTCTGCATAATTACGTAATTGTGATTGAGTTAAGCGGTGAAGGGAATCCGTCTGCAGAAACCTCAAGCATAGGCTTTTCGTATGGGAGCTGCAACGCCTCTACAATCTTGTCGGCAAGGAAGGTGGCTTGTTCAGCAAGTTTTTCTGTCGTAGTAGCGTCAGTTTGCAAAATGATTGCATGAGAATCCACGTCAGTATCAAAGTATTTCAAATCAACTGCGGTAAGAGGAGCCACTGTATCAATGGTCATCTTGTATAAATCATTGCATGGAATAATCGTGTTAGTCGTTCCACCAACCCCTGTAACTTTAATGTACTTAGTCATATCCATTATGAGATTGTAGTTACTGCAATAGCAACAGGTGGTTCACACACAAGCACGGGCTTCTTCCAATCAGAAGACAAGCACTTCCTCATCTGCTCCAAGGTATACTGCTGAAACTCGTTAGGAAACCTGTCGGTTCCATGAGTAATGTTCACGTCGGTGTTTAGCTCCGTAGAAAAATACTTAAAATCAGTTCTAGTGGATGATACACCATTAACCAACGAAACGTGATTCAGGTTAATCAGGTGCTCCTGACCTTCAGCGTCTGTAAATTGTAGATACTTCTGCATGATTATGCGTTTGCGGGGTTAACACCTGTAACAGCCACAGGGAAGTCATCTGCCTCAACAGCAAGAAATGGTTCTGTGTAGGGCTGCTCCCACGCCTGAACAATCAAGTTCTTGAGAAAGTTAGCTTGCGCTATACGATTTGCGGAGGTGCCTGCCGCAGCGTGGGTAAATAATGTAACCTCTGATAGGCCACTCTCAGAATCCATGTAGACAATTTTTGTCTCCGTATCCGTTGTGGTAATTCCAAACCTTGGGGATGTGCTGTTGGGCCTAACAATCCCAATGATGTCTCTACAGTTTACTACCTGAACAGCAGCGGGAATTCCTGTAACCTTGATATACTTCTGCATGTAAAAAATTCTGCGTGAGTAAAAAAATATCCCTACAAAGATAGGGCAAAAAAAAGAGGAGCATTTCTGCTCCTCTCTCTTTCCCTGTCGGGTAATAGTGCTTACTCCTCAAGTAGAGCCTCTAGCATCTTCAACGCTTCAATTCCGTCATCGCTCTTAAGGAACGATGCAGCCGCTTGCGTTGGCTCAAGCCCAAATGGGACACTAAGCATCTTCTTCTTGTTGGTCGGTGTGCTAAACCACACCTCCGTGCCTTGGCGACGAGTGCTCAAGAACCCTGCATCGAAGAACCTCCGAACGTTTGAGGAGAACCTCAGCTCAGGGTCTTGGATAAGGTTTAAGAAGCTCTCAGGGTCATTCTTAGCCAACACCAAGACATCACGCTTCAGCTCGGCAGAAGACATACGCTCCGTATTGCGACCGAAGGCCACGCGGACAACGTTTTCGATTTCTTCCAACGAAAGGTTACGTGCCTCGGCAAGGGCATCAGCTTCAAGAGCCAAGTATTCCACCTCTGCTTCTGCATCCTTTTCCTTGTCCACCTCTACGAAAGACTTTCCGAAAAGAGGGTGGACACTCAGGAAGTGCTGAAGCACCTGATTGCTTCGCTCCACATAAAGGAAGCCGTCCTCAAAGATGATAGGTTCAACAATGGCGTTGCCATCCTGCTCGTCCTCATAAGGAGATTGTTGGTTACGCGCATAGCGCAACGCTCTGTTCGTGCCTGTCTCTTCATCGAAGTGCAAGAGTGGCATACGACGTGTGTTGCGGGTGGGCAGCATGTACGAAAGCGGAGCTACCTCCCGCGTCAGCTTGTACGACTTATCGACGTACTGTTCAGTCTTCTTCATTAGATAAAAATTAGATTTGAGAAAAGTAAAGTGGGAAGCGTGTCCTCAAGGACACGCCTCCCCTTTACGGCTTAGGCAATCTTACGCATTGAAGATTACGAAGTTGTTTGCACCGAGGGTGCAGACGCATCTTTCAGAGAGGTAGTTAACCTGCATCTTGTCGATGTCGTTAACCATAGCTCCTCCGGCAGAACCTGTAATCCAAGTCTTGTAGCGACGGTCTTCAGTCTCAGACGCTCTGTAACGAACGTGCAAGAATGGACGCTTCGCGTTCTTACCAAGGATTTGGTCGTACACGGTAGTAGAACCTGCAGGAACGAGAAGACCGTTCACAGCACCGCTGCCTGCCACAGTAGACAGACCACCGCGCATAGTTGGGTCGTTCAGGTATTTCCAATCAGTCTTGTAGAAGTCGTAACCTCTGCGGAAGCCTGAGAAGCCAAGGTTCAAGGCCATCTCTTCGTCGTTGTCGAACAGACCGAATGAAGTACCACCCGCTCCGTAGGAGTTTTGAGCAGCCAACATATCGTCGATGTCGAACGAGAACTGACGGTTGATGAAGAGAACGTTCTCCTCGATAGAACCCTGCTTGTCGAGACGCTGAATCACAGTGTCGAAGTCTGCAAGCACAGTGGGGTTACCACCTGCGTACACGTTACCTCTTTGGTTCACGGTGTAGAAGATACCTTCAGAACCGTTGAGACCTGCGACAGAAGTACCCGGAGCGGCAGTAAGTCCCTGCAAGTAGTCACCTGCACCTGAGCCTGCGTCTGCAGGAACAGCCTCAATCATAGCAGTTTCGAGGTAGTCGTCAAAGCGCAAGCGAGTCTCGTGCTCAGACTTCAAGTACCACAGGTATCCTGTAGCTCCGTTCTCAGTAGTAACCTCAACCCATCCAATCTGAGCCATGTCAGAACCGCTCACCTCGTAGGTATCCTTCAAGATGATAGGCTTGTTTTGGAAGATGAAGTCGTCAGCTTCGAGAGAGCCGTTCATACCTCCTGTTCCTTTGTTGAACTCAGAACCGTAGATGAAGATGGTGCAGTCGTTTCCACCTGCGGTGGTAGCAGCAGCAGAACCTGCCTGCTCATAGATGTTGGCCTTGAAAGTCTTGGCGACAGGGTCAACGTTGCTCACGATAGCTTTGTTAGAGCCTGCACCATTGTTCCAAACAATCATGATAGTTTGGTTGTCACGCAAGGCGATACCCCCTGTAGCAGAAGCGGTAGTTCCACCCGGAGCAATGTTGTCATTAACAATGAAGTCCACAACATCAGTGCCTGCAGCGACAACGCCTGCTGTTCCTACCTGAGTGTACTTGGTGTGCAGTCTGCCCTGCTCTGCCCACTTGACGAGGTCAGAGTTAGAAGGCATCTCAGCACCCACCATACGGAGGAATGAAGAGATGGTTCTGTTGCCGTATCTCTCGAACTCCTTTTCGTAGGTGTCAGGGAGGTACTGATTCAAGAAATCAAAGTCCTTGATGTAGTTTGTTGCGACGGGAATCTGTTGAGCACTCGGTTGGAGGTCAAATCCCGGTGTAGCGGATAGTGCCATTTTTTTCTTAATGTTTTATTTGCGACTCCTAATTTTTAGCCCTCGACCTGAGTCATTGTTCAAGGACTTTATTTGCACTCCTCCCTTACTCGTGACTTCAGGTGCGCTGCGCATAGACATGTCAGTATTCTTCATCTTACGCATCGTACTGTCAGCCTGAACAGATTTGCCTTGCTCGTAAAAGAACTTGGCAAACTTTTCGGGATTCATAGCGATAGCCAACGCTCGGTGGTAACCTGCTGCGTCTTTGATGACACCATTCTCATCAACATACTTCTTAAGGAAGTTGGTTGCATCAGACTGTGCCTTCTTCAACTCAGTAGCATCACCCGGAGAGAAGGTGACCTTCTTGTTTTCGTCAAGCGTGAACTCAAAGCCCTTGAACTCACTTCCGAAAACTTCGTTGGTCTGCTGAAGAAAGACTTGCTGTCGCTTCTTCATTGACTCCTCAAAAGAGCTTGACTCTTGGATATATTGGTTATACGCCTCCAACTTTTCTTTGTCTTCCTTGGAAATAGAACTCCCGCTCGACTCAAGGGGCGTTCCGTACTTTTCCTTTTGAGACTCAAAGAAGTCTTTGGCCTTCGCAATAGCTTTTTTCTTGTTGAGCTTGGTCTTCTTAATCGTCGATTCGTCATCCAACTCCTCGTCAAAAGAATAAGCCTCCATCAGGGTGTCGATGTCTTCTGCATCTAACCCCTTCTCGGTGGCAACCAAATACTCACGAAGGAGTTGGTCAGGGGCAACCTCATCGTAATCCCTGTTCAGTTTTACGAAGTCGTTGAAACCTCTTCCCGTATCCTTCTTGTACTTCAGATACGCAGCGACATCTTCAGGTAGCTCCTCGGCCTCTTCGCGCTCGGCAAAAAGTTGGTCTACAGAATCAATCTGCTTGTCGTATCTGTTTTTGATATATGAAAGAACGTCGTCGTCAGAAAGCTCTGACTTAGATTCCTGAGCCGGAGCTTCCTCCTGCACAGGTGCTTCTTCTTGTGCAGGCGACTCAGCCGTCTCCGACTTCACCTCCTGCACCTCTGTGGCATTTACTTCTTGCTCGTGCTTGTCAAGAAGTGCCTGCTCGATTTCTTGTTGTGACTTTTCTGCGCCTGTCACCTCGCGAACTTTGAGTTCCATAGATTAGATTTTTACAAAAGTAATGACAATAAATTAGACTTATCTTGGCGAGAACTCAGCAAGGTCAAAGCCATCGAGACTGTCTTCGTTAGACTCGAAGTTCTGAGGCGGGAGGTTGTTCTTGCGTTGGTTAATCAGCTTACTCTGTTCAGTGTTTTGCTGACTAATCCTTTCAGCCTTAGCCTTCTCGCGCTGCGTTTCTCTGCTCTGAAGTGCGTCCTCAGAAATGTTTCTGAGTGACATATTGTATTGGAACTCCTGCTCCATGAGCATCTTCTTGAGTTCCGCCTCGTTCTTCATCTTCTCAATCTCAAACGAAATCTCAGCCTGCTTAATCTGCATCTTCGATTGCGTCTCGGCCTGCAACTTCTGCATAGCAGCCTGCGCAGCAAACTGTTGAGACTTCATCTGTCTCTCAGTTTCCATAGCCTTGCCCTGCAACATCTGCTGCTCCTCACGGTCTTGCTTCTGCTTACGCTTCAGCTTCAACAGTTGATTGGCGAGCTTGATGTTCTTCATCTCGCGGATGTCGATGGCATCTTCGAGGTAGATATCACCCTTCGACAAAGCCATCTGAATGTTCTGCTCCAACTGAGCTTTTTGCTCTTCATCAGGAGAGACCTCGATAAACACACCGAAGTCGTAGATGTACAGGTCAGAAATCTGATTGAGGATGCTGACGTTGTACTTTCCGATTTGGTTTACGAACTCCTCGGTAAAGTCAGAATACTCCAAGATGTCTGAGATGCGGTACGACAATCCCTCCGCAAGGGTCTTAAACAGATAGAGGCTGCCATCGAGGATGTGCCTTGTAGCTGTATTGGAGTTGAGTGCCGCCAACTTCTGTACACCAACCAAAGAATTGGGGTCGGGTGTGCTTCCGTCACGAGCTTCATTGAGTCCCGTGACAGCACGAATCATATCGAGATAGTGATTGTAGTTGGCAATCAACATCTGCGTCTTCGACGCGCCTGAGTTGGAGGTGAGCTGCTGAATAGGGACGCGAGCGTTGTTAAACTCTCCGTCCTGCGTATAGCTCCTGCCAATAACAGAACCCGTTTGGAAGTACAGACGCAAAGCGTCTTCAGGGTTGTATGCGTTACCTGTCCCAAGGTCAACCTCGTTCAGGCCATCAGCATCAATGTATACACCGTCAGGAACTGTACGAGCAATAACCTGCTGCAGCTTGAGGTGCGTCATCTGAATGAGGTCAGCAAAAGGAATCATCCTTCTCACCAACGACTCAATGACACCTTTATACATACGAGGTGCTACAGCTACATAGTTAGGGATGGCGTGCTGACTAGCGGACTTAGGTCTCACCATGTTCTTAGCCATCTCCCACTTGAGAACCATATTTGTTCCCATCACCATGACACCGTCATACCACACGTCAATCTTCTTGGAGACCTTTTCGAAGTTTCCTTCCTCCATCATATCAGATGGCGGGTTGAAGGAGTCATCCTTCTCAATCATCTTGACGTTGCCGTTCTCAGAAGTCTTCTTTTTGTAGACGATTTCGTTGGTGGACTTGTAATTGAAGTACAACAGCGTAACCGTGTCGCGATAGAAGATGTCGTTGTCGTAATACTGCGCTACGTTGAAGTAGTCGTACCACTGCTGACTATACTTGGTAATCTTCTCAAGGTCTTCGTTAGTCAGCGTAGGGTCAATCTTCAGAAGCTCATTGACATTAACCGTCTTGACCTCGCCCCAATAGAAACAATCCTTGAAGTGCGGGTCTTCAGTGTAGCTGTACACCACATTGGCCGGGTCAACATAAGACACCTGCACACCGCTTCCCTTGAGGAACTCGTGCTTCGCCACTGCGATACCGCATACCGTAAGGTCGTAGTCAAACCTCTTGCGAAGGTCACCGTAGTGGTTCTCTTCAAAGATGGTGTTGATGGCTTCCTCCTCTGCAATCTCGATAGCAGGCTTGTAGTTAAGCTGCATATAGAGTGACAGTTCCTCGTCGCTTTCAGGAAGCTCTTCAGGCTCTGTAACAAAGGGGTTGGCTCCTGTAGCTGCCTGAATCTTTTCCAACACAGGCTTGGCAATCATCTGACCTTCGATAAGGTCTTGATACTTGCTGCGCTTAGATTGAGACAGCGCATCTTGAGCGTATGCCTTGACAGAGAAAAGCCTGTCCGACATACCGTTCACGACGATGTCTACGAACTTGGGAAGAATAGGTACAGGTGTCCAATCAAGGTTGATGTATGATAGGTCACCATCAATGGCTAGTTCCTGCTTGTACTTCGCAATGGACTGCTCACCCCTTGCGTAAAGACGCAATCGGTGCAGTGCCCTCCATTGGTCGTAGAATCTGCATTGGCTTCCGTCCTTCTTGAACCATTCATATTGAATGGCCTGACCAACCTGCAGACCAAACTCAAAAGAGTCCTTTTCAGCGTCGGACACGAATTGACTCGGAAAACCTGCAGATGAAATGTTTATCTTAACATCCTTCATCGAATCAGTTCACTGTAAGCCCCCTTGTTATTATACCTTGCAAAGGTAAGGCTTAATTTATTTGTCTTCTTTTCGGGCTGATACAGGTGCTTTTGGCAAGCCATGATAGCCAATCCCGAACTAATACTTGCGTCAAATTTGGTTCTATTGGTAATATCGAACTTCGCCCAATCTTCGAGTGTGCGAGTGAAAAGCATAGAACCCATCTCGTCTGCATCCCTAAACGAACCGTCCATATCTATTCCCACATACTTTTCGATGTAGGATTCAATGGCTGAAGCGTGCGCCTGCTTCACATCCTCTGATGAGTTAGGGATTCCACCAAGCTCTCTCTCTGTTTTAGATAGCTTGTTGTATGTTTTGTCAGGTCGATTCATGCAGAATCCTCGATATCCACGATTCTTGAAGTGATAGAGTAGGCGGGGCTTGTTGTTCTCCACAAGGATAGGCATGCCGTAAAAAACACAAGCCATGAGTACATCCTCAAAGAACAGCTCTGCCGTCTGCGGTCGGGCGATGTACTCCAAGAAAAACTCATTGCTCGGAGCGTCGTCCATATTAAACTTCGTAAGTCCGTGCAGCGCACCGTTTGAGCCGCCTCCACCGACTACGCCTGAGATATCGTAAGAGTCACAACCAAATGCACCGAGGTGGTCGTTGGCCGGATACTTGATACCGTTGCGCTCCGACACTCTATTCTGCATCTGCTTCTTAGGAACCCACGACACCTTGAAGCGTCCTGAGTTGTCAGGATAGAATATGACCTTGCTGTCTTTGATGCCGTCCTGCCATCTGAAGCTACCCCGTGTAACGTGCTGATTGATAATCAAGCTGTCGTTGTAATCTATCTGCTGATAGATGCGGGTTAGGTTAAAGATGGACTGCTTGCTTTCATCCCTGAAAGCGTGCGACTCTGTACGGGGAAACTGCCTGTAGTATTCGTTCAGGGCATCTGCGTCCGATTTAAGGGACTCTACTTCAGCCTCCCAATAGTCTATCGCACCCTGATGGATATCTTCTCCGTCGATGCCCTCTATGGCCTTTTCAGGGGTTTTGAAGACAGGCATACCGTAGCGGTCGATAAAGCCTTCCATGTTCCATTCCATAGGAATAAACAAGGAGTACATCCCGCTCTTGGTCTGTCCGTTCTTGTTTCTCTTGAGCACGTCAGAGTCTCGGTACAAATCCTTGAAGTTTCCCCCACCCTTGGACAAGGCGTTGGAGGTTGACCCCATCATGCACTTGCCGATAATCTTACTACCCAAACGCAAGCACGTCTTGGTGACGCGCCAATTGTTTAGGATGCTATTCGGCTTGAGCCACTTACCGCTCTCATCATGTACAAGGAGCAAGAGCTTCTCACCATCGTAAGAGTTGTCGTCAGTGTTCTTCCAATCAATCGTGGTGTCGAGACCTTGAATCTCATCGTCGTCCACGTCGAACATATTCTTCTTGGTAATCTTAGACGCAGGCACACGGTACGCAAGCTCTGTCTTGGGCTTGTCCATCCCGTCCATGATGGGCTTGAAGAAGAACGGAAGTCGGCTGTTGATGGGCACAACCTTGTCGGTAAACATCTTCTTGGCATCAGTACCTGTTTTCGACAGGATGCCGACGCGGGAGTCTTTGGCAAGCGTGGCGGTGTTTACACACTCTGACGACGACATAAACGAAAAACCTGAACGACGAATCTTCAGGTACACCATACCGAAGCTCCTTCGGTCAGCCTTGCACGCCTCCCAAAAGATGTAGAGCAAGCGGTTGGCCTCACGGAAGTCGGGGTAGCCTACGTCAATGCTTGTCCATTGCAAGTACATATAGTGCGCCCCTGTGAGATAGGTTGGCTTGCCATTGTTCATGAACCAATAGCCATCTTCCCTCCTGTCGAACTCACGCTCGATATAGTCAACGTACCTCGACTTGAAGTCCGAGGTCATCTCGTTCCATTGGAAGATGGATTGGATTTTATTCAGGTGAGCAGGGATTTCTTCTCTCTCCCAATACTGCTCACTTCTCTTGGTGTGTCTTTGAGGACACGCCTTGGGAGGCTTGGGCAGGCCAATCTTTAGGTTCTGAATCTCGTATACCTCACCGAGAGTTCCGTCCTTAGATATGATTACAAGGTCATACTTGGGGTCATAGCCGTACTTCCAAGTCTTTGCTTTGTTCTTAGTAGAAAGCACATGCTTGGGGATGTAGTCATGTATGACACGATGCAAGTTGTTATTTAGACCTTCGTTCTGCAAATCCTTGCTTTGTATCTACCTTCTTGGTAGAGCCTGTTTCCAATGTCTCGATAGCTTCTCTCTCGGCCTCGATTCTATTTAGGATTTCGAATGCATCCATGATGCACAGTTTCTTTGTAGCTGCCGCGTTCTTGAGCCTGTCAGCCGACAGGTCGTCCTCCGGGTCGTGCTTGATGATTTGCTCCTTGGCAACTTTGATAAGCTGTTCCACGGCACGATGACCTGCTTCAATAATCTTGAGCTTTACATCCTTAGTGTTCATGGCGCATGGTTATCTGATGGTCGTATACCCTGTACATGGTCTCACCGTCTACGTCAAACTCGTACTCGCTGTCGGGCGTGAACGAAACGATGGTTCCCGTGTGAACTCCCTTGCTTACAAGATAGTCATTTGGATATTCCATACGTCCCATGAGTGGTTCGTGCGTAGGCTTCTCGATAAAGCACTCCTCAGCGGGGATGGGAGAAACGAAGCAGTACCTGTCGTGAGCGTGCCACTTGTTGCCGTCGTGGTACATAAAGAACTGCTCGGTATCAACGAAGAACAGGTCTTCCTTGAAGAAGCTACGCCCGCTCTTACGACGACCTTTCATGTCGTTGTAGAACTTGAATACGTTGTGGTGGACAAGCAAGGTGTATCCCGCCTTGATTGGCCCGTCATAACCCAATGGCACTGAGACTACAATAGCCTTACGGTTTGAAAACTTTGCCTCCTCCTCTGATGTGTTGGTAGTAAACTCTACCCCCTCCCAATCTACCGTGTTGTTGTATCTCGTGCCCTTATGCGGTTTGACGATGAAGTTGAATGGGGATTGCATTAAAAGTTGATGTTGTACTCCACACTAACAGGTACAGTTGGTGTGAAAGACTTCCACAGCATTACTTCGTCATCACGCTCAATCCAAATGCGGTACTCTTCGTCCACGCATTGAATTAGGTGAATGCAGTATTCTCCGTTTAGAACCTTCTGTCCTACGAGGTAATGCATAGCACCCGACTTGTAGTCGGGGCCGATGGAAATCTTTCGGATGTCCATAGCATATTAGGGCTGCACCACCATTACGATTCCCGCTGCATTGAGAGGGGTTGTACCCGTTCCGTCAGTTTGATACAACGCACCCACAGCTAATCCGTTTGATACTGCCTCTGCGTTATCTCTGTACTGAGCAAGAGTCATTACACCGGGCAGTTGCGCCAAAGAAGCAATGGAACCTACTGTAAAGTTCTTAGTTGCATCAGTAGGCGTGCCCACTACGTCAGTGCCAATGACTTTGTCTGAAACTGTAGGAGTAACCGTGGCGTATGTGCTAATCTTA